CCTCGTTGATTTCGATTGAAGTACTCAAGGCAACACCGCCGCGCAGATTATGTCAATGTAGTTTCGCAAGCCGTCGACCATGTTTACCGCCGTGATTCCGTACGTTTCGCCTTGGTAAACAACTCGCATTTGAACCGTGTAGCCCGATCGGTATCGCACTCGAAAAACTGCCCGCGTCCCTGCTTCAAGTTGCCGACCCCTCATCGATTCGATTCCAGCCGTCGGCGTAAATTGGCAAGGCTCATCGACCACGTAAGGGGACCACGAAACGATAGGTTGGCCGCTTGCGTCTTGCGTCTCGGTCGTCTGTTGAATTGTGCATCGATGCCGTAAGGCCCCGGTACGTTGGTTCTTTGGCCTCATGGGTAGCTGCTCCGCATGTATCGCAAAACAAGAGCCTCGTAAGGCTTCATTGTTTGCATTGCTTCGGACATTAACATGTCTCGATTTTCAAAGTAATGAGCGACCAGCATCAGCATTGCATTTTTGGCGATCGCTGGCACTTTTGAACCGTCTTCGGAGTAGCCGACTTTATACGTTATAGTCCAGGCGTCCCACCTTGCTACCGTCCCGGGCAAGACCTGCAAATAAGCAAGCCTTACCGCGTCAACGTGTAGCTGGTACTGAATCGCCGGATAGGTCTGGAGCGTGTTAGCCCCATCGTAGTATTGAATCGAGGTTATCGAATGGATCGGGCTTTTGGGTAGCTCGACGCCATCGGTCCATTGTGCAATCCGGATGCGGTACGTAGCGAAACAGGTAGCCGAATCGGTATCGTGCTCCCACTGCTCTCTGGCTGCCTGAATTAAGCCTGCCAAGTGCGTATCGTGGGTCGTGTCACTTATGCCGATTTCTAGCTGCTTTTTCGCTTCGCTTAGTGTGATCGGGTCCGCTGTTGGCCCCGTCACTAGCTCCGGTATCAATCGCACTGGCGATGCCCCTTTCGATCAGTATCAACGCTACGCCGTCCTGCAGGTCTTCCAGCCTATGGCCGACTGGAAAACCTTGCCAAATTTTAAGTAGCTCAACTCGCATTAGACCACGATGCAAACATCGCCGTCTGCCATTCCGGTCGATGTGATCGGAGGAAACTTTGCTCGGCTCAAGATTGCAACCGCTGCGGAAAAACCGCCCGTTGATCCATCGCCAAAAGTTACAACCAATTTCAGAAACGGATCGAGCCCGCGAAGGTCGATTTGGAAAACGCAAGTTTGGCCGTCATCGGTCGCACTCGGCAAGGCAAGCGTAGCCCCGCCGAGGCCAGTTCCGCCCGCGAAGGTGGCCCCGGTAATGTCCGCGTAAACACCGCCGCTCGTTGCCGAGTTTTGGACTTTCAATGCCGTCAATGCGATGTCAGTGGCCCCTAGCTGGACCACAAACGTAACGAAGTCAAAGCCTCGACAGTCAACAACGTCAGCCGTAGCCGTCGCGTTATCCGTAATCGCCGTCGGCTTAACCGCCGAGACAAATTTGCAGTGTTGCAAGTCGTTCAAAATGTCACCTGTGCTTTCTTTGTTGGTTGTAAATTAGGCTGCTGCAACGATGGTAAGGATTGGTCCAGCTTCGCTAGCCGTTCCGCGCTCGTGACAATTCCAGTCCCATCGCATGGTCGATCGGTATGCGATTTGGTCCAATTCGAAGTACCGCGAAGCATCCGCAGCAATCGACAAGCGACGACGCATTCCGAGCGTTGCCGACATGCCCAAATCGCCGAAGTGGGCGAACTTGGACGATCCGGTAATCGTCTTTGGCATCACGTTGACGAAAACAACCGGGTAGCCAAGGAATTGAACTACCGGGCCATTGCCAAGGTCGTCTTTGTTGTTGCCGCCGGAGGCCAATTGCAAACGCCCGAGGACGTTTGACCAAATCGCCTTGTGGCAAAACCAAACTGGATTAATTCCAGGGAAGTCTGGAAGCTTTCCAACCGCTTCCTGGAATACCGCGATGGTCTGGGTTGCCATCGTATTGCCGACGCTGGCCGTCACAACGGATCCGGCATTGAGGACGTTCGCTAGCCCCTGAACGCCGTGATTCGTCGCTTCGCCGTTGCCAAGAAACCCAGCCGTATCGGCCTTGAGCGCCTGAGCCCGAGCGATCGACGTAGCAAGCATGTCAGCGATCGAAATAACCGAGTCATCGTTCAATTCGCTTGGTACTCGGGTAAGCGTTCCGAACTTGCGAGCGACCAAGTTGACCGGGCTGAACGTCGCATCGCTGGCCGTGATTTCGTCGGATTCCCCGACAGCATACGCCGTAACGTCGGACAATTGACGCGGTACACTCAGGGTGTCCGATGCCATCGGATAGAGCCTGGAGTATCGCGGAATCACGCCGTAGGACTCGAACAAGGCGATGACAGCATTCTCGAATTCAGGCGGTACAAGCGTACCGCCTCGCAGGTCGTCGCTGCCGCTCATGACGGCTTGAACGCCGTGATCCTTGCACCATTGCTCGGCTTTGGGATCCTTGTAGATCTTCGCGAGGATGTACTTGCCCGATCGGTAGGCATTTAGCTCGGCATCTTCGCCGCGAAACGCTTCAAGAGGCTTGTGGGCCTTTGCCTGTGCTGGAACCTTAAACGGCTTGCTGGTTGGCTCGGAATCGGCTTGGGTCTCTCGCACTTGTCGAACCGAATTCGATACCGCGGATTCGATCCGGATCGCCCGTTCGCGTTGCGTTGCAAGATTGGTGATTTGGCCGGGGTTCTTGTCGTCGCCGACGATGGAATCAATCTCGGTTTGCTCTTCCGTCGAAAGCTCCCGGTTGTCTTCCTTGGCGATTGCTTGAATCGCTCCGACTTTGGCCTGTAGGGCCTCGATTTCTTTTTGTAGCTGATTTGCACTCTTCACTTGGACTGCCCTTTGTGGGTTGTGTGGCAGTCGTTAAACCAAGATAGCGGCATGACTGCCACGGGAAACAAACTGTTTTTACCGTGAGTCACTGCCGCTAATAAGTTGCAGAGTTGTTGGCACTTCTGGCCGACGCAATAAATCTAGGCTACTGGCCCGGGCTTGTCAAGTGTTTTGAAAACCTCATCCGCAAGAGCCGCTCCGAGGATCTCATCGGCCATTGCGCTCGTCGGGTCTTGAGTTAGCTCGAAAGGGACTTTTACGCGCGACTTTACCTTTCGAGCATCAAGACTCAACCGCTTGAGGCATTCTCGATTGTTTTCTACCGTGTAAATCATTTCCCTAGCCCTTTGCTGAACTGAGCCATTTTTGCCTGAAGTAAATTTGCTTTAGCTTGATCGAACTGCGAAGCCATTTTCTTTTTCTTCCGGTCGTCTTTGTCCTTGCCGTAGCGAGCCGTTGCAAGACCAGAGGCGATAGCCTCTTCGACGTTGTACCATGTTTCGGCATCCATCATGGCTAAGATTTCGACCGGATCCTTACCGAGAAAATCGGCGTAGATTTCGACCAGGGATTGATCGTAGCTTTCGAGTGCCGCTAGCGTCTTTTTGATTTCGGTCACGTTGCCGAACGCCACTCCCATTGCTCGATGAATCATAATCCGCGATCCATCGCCCATAAGCCGCTTGGACCCGCCAAGGAATATCACGCTAGCCGCCGACGCTGCAAGGCTGTCGTTGACGGTTGTGACCTCTCCGGCGTAGTCTTTTAAGAGGTTGTGAATCGCAATCCCCTCATCGGCCGCGCCGCCTGGACTGTTGATTCGGACAGTTACCGCTTGCGACCCGAAAGCCTTGAGAGCCTTCAAAACGCCGTCTTTGGTGATTGGATCTTCGGCCCATCCATCGCCCACAACGCCCGATAGGTGGATTTCGTTGGTTTCGTTGAATACTTCGATCATTCTGGCAAGCCTTTCAGGCTAAAGAGTCTGTTTTCCCACGTTTTCACCTCAGTTTCGACGGCTTTTTGCAGCGATTCACCGCCGTATTTAGCCGCCAAGGACGCTAAGATTCGCGTTGATTCCTGGCAGTGAAGCCTTGCTAGGTCACGGTCGAGCCCGATCGCTTCGATCTTGTCGGCCAGTTTCGCCTCCCATTGCGGGTACTTTTTGCCGATCCAAGCGACAAATTGAGCCTTTTTGGATGCGTTGATTGCGTTGTTGCCTTCCGTCTTGATGAGCCCGCGTAGCATTTGCTCGACGGCTCGATCGTTCCGGGCTTGCTCTTGCGTGTCCTCTTGGTCGTCCTCTGGCGTGTCTTCGGGTTCGGGTTCTGGTTCGTCACCCGATCGCTGGATATTCGGGTTGATGAACTCCTCGCCGCCCTCGTATGGGTTTAGGTCAAGCTTGGATCGGCATTCGTTGGGGTTCATAATCCGCGATGATACCGCCACTGAAAACGCGTCGATAGTTTCCTTGAGTGCGGTTCG